GTGTAGCAGATATTTCATCAAAAGATGATAATTATCGACAATCTATAGATGATAAAATCATCCTTGGCGAAACCTATCTTGTTTGCGGTGTAGAAGCTGTTGCATTCGCGGAAAATAAAACAGATTTATGGAATACACAACTAGAAAAACAATATACATTTAAAGCATTACAACCTGGCAAAGTGCGTTTAGTCGGGAACGGAATTATTAACCATCTTGCAGCGGAAACTCATCCTTCTAACAATGCTATAATAGAAAAACTTAACCCTAATTTCGGCCCAACGGTTTGTAAATTGGCGGTCGCACATTTTACAACTACAAGAGCATTAAGCCAAGTAGAAATTGGAATTAAATCACAAGTTTACAAAAGATTTTCAGGTATAACTAATTTTTCATCTATACCAGACGAAAGCTACATGGCTGATATAGAAGGAGCAGGTGGTAACTATACGTTTGGAACATTTAGCAACTATGGTGTTAGGTACTCGTTTTTTAGACTTGAGGTTAGGGAGAAAGGATCAGACACATGGATAAATTTAAATAAACAGGCAGGAGCGCCTTTTTGCATAAAAGGTCGTACTCCTGTAAATCAATTTAATTATATAAGAGTAGCATTCCCTGTATCATCAAAAATCCAATACGAAATTAGGCTGCGACCCATTTCTGGTGGTGCGTATTTAGCGTACAATCGACCTATCGGAAATAGCGTTTGTGTGCTAGATGCACGTACAGGAAGTGAAATCCAATATACAATAAATGGATTTGATATTAAATTTAAAGGATACACCCAATTAATAGACGAAAGTAATGCTACAAATGATGTAATGTTTTTTGGCGGCAAGCCTACTGTAGGCAGAGTTTTAAGTATTACGCCAACAGAGTTTGCAACTAACGCAACATTGGCAACTACAACTTTTAACACAACAAATATTTCTGGTATCGGAACAGGATTGACAGTAAAAGTACAAAGCAGTTACAGCAATTTAACAAAGCCCACAGGCATTGTCGTAATAGGATTACAGACAAGATGGCTGCATCAGGGGCTGCTGTCTCCACCAGCGCCTAATGATGCGTCGGAAGGAGATGAACACGAAGGTGTTGTGGAATTTACTCATAGCACTGGCGCGTATATTATTGTAAAGTTTAAACTTAGGGCAGTCAATAAAAGCAGTTATGGCCTTTACGGCACTGGTTACGGTGCAAGTACTGAGCAAGGACTCCCAAGCAATACAGATGAAGGCTGGACAAAACCTTGGTTATGGCAAAATTTAAGCACTTACAATTCTTCGGTAACAATTATAGATTATTCAGGATATGATGTAGATAATCCCACGCTTATCACAACTCTTCCTAATGGGGATTATGTAGTAAATAAACCTGGCGGCTATGCAACTCCTCAAAATAATATAAATCAAGCTAAGATAAGTGTCACTTACGGCACACAGCAAATCCCTATCGCAACTGTGACAATCGAAAAAGATGGCGCTGGATATAAAAATAATGACAGGTTTAATATTAGCGGGATTGGAATTACATGCCCAGAGTTTAGAGTTACCTCAGCGTTACCTGCGCAAGGGGCAACAATTGCCGAACCATTTGATGCTATCGCTGATGTTTATTTGTATGACGGCCAAGAAGGCAGTCATGAAAACGGCCCAGAACATCAAATTGTTTACATTAACGAACAACGCGAAAATGTTAAATACAACCCTTTAACACAAAATTATGAAGACTACGCTCCAGCCTATGAAGATATGACATTACTTGGCTTGCAATTACGCAGCGGGAAGGAATGGAGCAGCTTTAATAATTTTACATATTATGCCAAAAAAGGATCTAAGGTGCGCAAAATAGTAAACGATGATTTTACAACTAATGGCGTAAATGCGGCTGTTGTTTATGGTGCATCAAACTTATATCCAGAAATTGTATATCACTTGATCAGCAACTCAAATTTAATGCCTACCACTATGGTGGACTGGGACGGCTTTGCAGAAGGTTGTAAGGTATGCCTAGCAAATGATTTCTATTGGGATGGGGTGTTATCAGCACCAGTAAATATCAGGGATTGGGGCCATGAAAATGCGCAATATTTCTTCTTGGACTTTTTAGTATTAGGTGGCAAGTTATCACTACAGCCAACCTTCCCAGTTGATAAAGGATCAGATCTAAATGGTTACACCTTGAGCGGTGCTTATAACCGCCTACCTACAATTTCAGCATTATTTACTGATGGCAATATTATTGAAGATTCGCTTACCGTAAGCTGGTATCCAGCCGAGCAACGCAAAGCGCCGCAGATATTAGTTACGTTGCGCGATGAAGTGGAAAACGGATTTGCTGAAACTCGCAATATTTTAGTTAAACGTATTGATGCAGCCAACCCCGATCCGCAAGTTGAAGCAATTGATTTTACAGGCTTTTGCACCAGCGCTAACCATGCAATATTGTTTGCAAAGCTTTTAATTAATGTTCGATACCATATCACTCATACAATATCATTTAAGACGCTACCAAATGGCTTAGCTTTGCAGCCAGGGCAATATTTCCGGGTATCAAGCCAAGCAAGGCATGTGGAGCAATTCCAAAATGGTTATGTATTGGAAGATGGCACTGTGGTATCTAGCAGCCCAATGGCGGCTGGCACCTATACCGTATATTTCTGGCGTTCTGACATGACGGAGGTAAAAGGAAAGTCAATGGTGATTCTTGATGGCAAGACCACGCCTGAATTTGCCAATAGCGTATTCACGCAATACAGCTCTAGCGTTAGCAACCGATTGTACAAGGCAGAGATGATCGCTTATGATAGTGATGGAATGGTCGAAATAACCGGCAGCCACGTACCTGTTGAGGCTGATGGCAAGATCACATATCTAAACATGGACGCAACTTTATTTGAAGTGCAAAACGAGCAATGAGTACTGCAGGCCCCGACTTCCCAGACTTAGTGCCTACAGCGCGGTCGATGTCGCCTGGTGATTTTGCCGGTAAGGTGTTCCGTTCACAAAGCGGCATTGAAGCGCGGGTGCAATATGGCAATAAAGCATTTGATAAGACGATGGATTTAGAATATAATAATATTACTGAAGCCAATGCTGCTCTTATCTTTGATCATTACTTAGCTTGTAATGGCACCTTGTATTATTTTGGGTTACTTGCAAAACCTAAAAGTGGTAATGAAACATTCCATATAAATGATCAAACCAGTAGCACATCTAATCGCTATAGCGCCACACCGTTTGGGCTAAAATACCGTTATGCGGAACCACCGCAGTTCAATAGCGTAAAAAGTGGCCGAATGTCCGTTACGGTAAAACTAATTGGAGTGCTTGACTCATGACCTACTACAGCGGCAAAGATGGCACCCTCGCCTATGGCCCTTCGCTCGCAGCCGTAGCAAAAGTAAGCAACTGGAGCATATCTGCCACAGTTGACACGCTTGAGACCACAGTACTTGCTGATGGCGATCGCACCTATGTCCCAGGGCTTAGAACTATAAGCGGCAGCGCCACTGTATTTTATTACAATTCAGCGCCGGTTTCATTGCTAGAACGTGTGGTAAAAACTGCCGTAGTTAGCGAGTCTGACATATCATTTATCAAACTTGGTTGGGGAACTAACTTAATTCAAGGCAGTTGTATTATTACCAGTGCAGAGTTAAGTTGTGCCGTTGGCGAGGTGATGCAGGCTAGCATTCAGTTCCAATTTACTGGCGCACCAACTGGGGTTACTTTGCAATGACCGTCTATCTCGGCAACGCAGGTAATGTAATTCTTACTCGCGATAGTGAAGATATCATCGATGGCACGATTGATCCCGTCTCTGTAAATATTGACAAAGATATGTTTAGCTTTAGTTTTAAACAAGGTGCTTTAATAACAGGGGATTACATTGAGCTCAGTAACAAAGCTACTGGTTCAAATTTAACTTTTATAACTGCCGCAGGATGGGCAACCAACACTCAACAAGCAAAAGGCAGTTGGTTCATTAGCGTAGATCAATTAGGTGGCATACGTTTATATGACACTTATCAGAATGCGGTGGCTGGCTTGTCTAATGGCCGTGTTGGATTAGCTGTTCCTGCGGCATCAATTAGTATCACTTGTAAAATCGTAAATGCAGTGCCCAGAATATTAGCAAATATTATACGATTTGAATTATCAACTGATCGCGAAGCGGTTGATACAACAGGATTGGGCGATGAATTTAGAAATCAATACAGCACGTTAATCACCGGTTCCGGCAGTATCGAGTGTATTTTTGATTATGCAACTGCTGGCGAAACTGAGATTGCAGTGTATCTGCATAACTTGTTATTGCGCCAACAGTTTGGCAGTAATTTTAAGGCTAATTTGTATATCTTGACTGAAGGCCAAGCGCAAGGCGTTAATGCTAGTAATGATTCAGTATGGTACGAAATTCAAGGCGTGATGACTAATGCGGCCATCCAATGCGCTGCGGGCGACATAATTGGCAGTACATTTACGT